GGTGTGGTGGTGGCTTCGTTCCCCTAATTACAACAACAACAATAATTTCCAGAATGTCAACACGGATGGCAACAACAACAATAACAATGCCAATTACTGTGCTGGTGTGCGGCCCGGATTTTGCAAATATACACGGTCAAATGTAGTAACAGAAGGCAAACGGCTTTTCAGGTGAAAGACGACCGATGTAAAAGGAGTTGTACTTCCTTGGGTTTCAATCCCTAAAACTGCCCTTTGATGCCCTTACACGGACGCTTCTTGCATGGTGGGTAATCGTGCCTTAACCCATTTCATGTGTGAGGGCAAAGCATTTTAGACGGCACCCTACAACACATTTGTACAAGGGGCGAATACTTTTATTATGACAAGCCAAGAACGGCATGAAGCAAGGTTCCAGCGCCGCAAAGCAAAGCGGTTGGAACGGAAACAGGCCCGGTGTGATAGCCTTGGGCCAATGAATAAAGTTTTTTCCTATCGGAAGATGTTCTTCTACGGGAAAAAGTGCTGTAACGGGGTGCGGTGGAAGCAAAGTGTTCAAAACTTTGAAGGCCACCTGTTTTCTGGTACGGCAACACGGCGGCGAACGGTGTTGGAACAGACTTGGAAGCCCAAATCCTGTTCCCATTTCACCCTTCGGGAACGGGGAAAAATCCGCCCGATAGATGCCCCGCACATTACGGATCGACAAATCCACAAAACCCTGTGCAATGAAGTCCTGATCCCGTTGTATTCACCTTCCATGATCTATGACAACGGGGCAAGCCAAAAGGGAAAGGGCCTTCATTGGCAGTTCAAACGGATCAAACAACAGCTTGGATGGCATTACCGGCGATATGACCGGGAAGGTGCTGTGTTGCTGTTGGATTTGAAAGGGTTCTTTCCAAATGCTTCCCATGCCCTGTTATATCAGCGGCACCGGGAATTGATTTTGAATCCTGAACTTCAAAACTTGGCTGATACTGTGATTCAATATTCCCCATGCCCGACACCGGGCCGGGGCTTGCCTTTGGGCGTGGAGCCTTCCCAACAGGAAATGGTGGCGTTACCAAGCAAAATTGACCAATGGATCAAGTGTCAGGCCCATGTTCATTGCGCCGGTCATTACATGGATGATTACTATGCTTTCTTTCCCACGGTGGATGAAGCAAAGCTGATGGGCCATGAAATTGTAAGGCGTTTTGAAGCCGCTGGAATCCGAGTGAACAAGCGCAAGTGTAAAGTGATCCCGCTTACAAAGCCGTTCCGGTTCTGCAAAGCCCGGTTCACACTTACCGAAACCGGCAAGATCAAGGTGAATGGAAGCCGGGATGGAGTGAAACGGGCAAGGCGAAAACTGAAGCTGTTTCACAGGGAGTTCAAAGAGGGAAAACGATCCTTCTTTGACATAGAACAATACATGGAATGCCAAAGCGCCTATTACCGGAACTTCAACGATCATGGCCGGTTGTTGCGGTTGCGGCGGCTTTACCATGCAATCTTTTTCGGAGGTGGACAATGTTTAGAATCATCAAAGCCGGGGCCGGTATCGGCCTGACCGAGAACCTGAACTACATCAAGAAAGCCGAAAATGGTTGCTACATCCTTTGCCCGGAGCATGACGCTTCGGGCATTGTTTTTGAGGGTGTGGCTTACCATTTGTTGGGCCGTGCCGCTATGGACGAACTGGAAACCGTGAGTTTGGAGGAAACGGACGCAGGAACCGAGATCACCAAAGCCACAGAAGCCGGTGGAATCGTCTTTGTCACCTTGGCGGAAGCCGGGAGCATTGACCCCACCACGGCGGCTGAACACGCTGATCTGTTCGCTGAATGGGCTTTCCCTGTGGCCTACACGGTAGGGCAGATTCGCCGCTATCAAGGCACCCTTTACAAGTGTGTTCAGGCCCACACTTCCCAAGCGGATTGGACACCCACAGCCGCTTCCAGTTTGTGGAGTAAGACAAATGACCCCGCTGAAGAATGGCCGGAATGGAGCCAACCGGTAGGAGCGCATGACGCTTATTCCAAGGGGGCAAAAGTGAGCCATAACAGTAAACATTGGGTTTCCACAGCGGATGCCAATGTGTGGGAACCCGGTGTATATGGTTGGGAGGAATCGGCTTAATGGAGTATAAAATCTATATTTGCCGCAAACGGGCCAAATTCAAAGCAATTTGCGGACAAGTGAACATTCGGTATGGAACCATCCTGAATTGTCAGGGTGGTTTTTTGATTCTGAATGATCTTCCGGTGTGTTCCGTAACCAGCCAAAACGCCTATGACTTCTTTACCCAAAATGATGATGGCATGGGCAAGGAAAGGGGCGAACTTCTGAACCGGATTACCGCAACGCTGATGAAGCAGACCCCCGGACACAATGCCCGGTGGGGAAAAATTTGGGATGATCCCCGTTGCCAAAAGTACAAGCGCCCGGAACAGGAAGATCATTGGATTTGGAATCATGACTTCTACAACGGCCCTGTTGAGGATTTGCGCTATATTGCCGCCCTGATCGGGGCCTGATAGGAGGGAAAAGCCATGACGATTTATCAGGTGTTGTGCTTGATTGGTGTTCCCGCCTTGATTTTGGCAGTATTCAAATACCTGTGGAGCCAAATCAAGCATAACACCGAGGATTCCAAGGCTTTGAAGGCCGGTATTCAGGCCCTTCTTCGGGCGCAGATGATCAGCGATTTCAATAAGTATTCCGAAAAAGGCTATGCCCCAATCTACGCACGGGATAATTTTGAAAATTGCTGGAAGCAGTATCATTCTTTGGGGGTGAATGGGGTGATGGACGATCTTCACAGAAAATTCTTGGAGTTGCCCGCCGATCCCCCGGAAGAATGAGCAGACGAACCAAAAAGCCAAAGCGTGAGTTTTCCAAGCTGATCCTGTATGTAGTGGGGGCCGTAACCGTTGGGGTTACGGCCTTCACCCTTATCATGGTTTGGAAAACTGAAAACCTTGAACCGCTGGCCTATTTGATCCCCGCCATATTTGCTGAATTGGCAACCGCAACCGGGTTTTACTATTCCAAAGCCAAAGCCGAAAACCGGATCAAACTTCGGAAGTTGTATGGCCCGGAAATCTATAACGATGCAAAGGAGATTTGAAACCATGCTGAACGCTGTTTTGAACAATCTGATCAATATTGGGTGGGCCATGCTGATCTTCCTGTGTGCGTACCTGTCCAATGTTGCTTTTTCCCTTTACTACAACATCAAGGTTTTGCTTCAGCCCTTCGATAGACAGAAAATGATCAATTCCGGGCTGAAGGTTGCCACCTTCGTTGTGGGCCTGACCTTGCTTTGTGTAGCAATCACCACCCTTCCGATTTATGCGGATCAGCTTGGGTGGGCAATCCCGGAAGAATACACAGAAATTTTTGCTGATTTGGTTATTGTGGGCGCTGTGCTGATGGTGTCTTGTAAGTATATCGCAGAAGCCTTCACCAAGTTCAGGGCCATTCTTCAGGTGAAAGGAGATACAGAAAATGAGTAATTCCCCCCTTGCAACCTATACCCGGATCACGAAAAACAAAACCAGCCCCCGAAACCATGCCATTGACACCATCACGATTCATTGTATCGTTGGGCAATGGACAGCAAAACAGGGGTGTGATTATTTCGCCACCACAGACCGGCAATGTTCCGCCAACTATGTTGTTGGTAAGGATGGTTCCATTGGCCTTTCCGTGGATGAAAAGGATCGTTCTTGGTGTTCCAGCAACGGCACCAATGACAACCGGGCAATCACCATTGAAGTTGCTTCCGACACCACCCACCCTTACGCCGTCACCGCCAAGGCTTATGCGGCCCTGTTGGATTTGGTAACGGATATTTGCAAGCGCAACGGGATCAAGAAGTTGGTGTGGAGTACGAACAAGAATGACCGTGTGAATCATCGGAACGGATGCAACATGACCGTTCATCGTGACTTCGCCAACAAAGCCTGTCCGGGGGAATATCTTTATTCCAGACACGGGGAGATTGCCGCAGAAGTCAACAGAAGGCTTCAGGGCGCTCCCAATGGTGGTGGGGTAGTAGTTACACCCCCAGCCGCAGAAAAGCCCACAGGCGGCACCACAGGGGCCACCGTGACCCCTTACCATGTGCGGGTGAAGATCACCAACCTGAATATCCGTAAAGGCCCCGGCACAAACTACGGTGCAACCGGCTACATCCAGCCCGGTATTTATACCATCGTGGCCGAAAGCACCGGCAAAGGTGCGGCCAAGTGGGGCAAACTGAAAAGCGGTGCCGGGTGGATTTCCCTTGACTACGCCACTAAAACCTGACCATGAGAAAAGGCCCTTCCGGTTCAAGCTGGAAGGGCCTTTTTTGCGTGTTTCTACTATGTTACTAATAACCCCAATTTCACCGAACTTCAAAGGGCTGAAATGTTCAGTATTTGGGCGTTTCAGAGCGTTGCAGAGTAGAAAAAATTATGGTATAATATCTCTAAGGGCGGATACATGAAAAAGTGATCTTTCCCTAAATAGAGAAAGATCACTTGTAGACAAAAACAGGAGGTCTGCCATGGAGAAAGAGCTCGGCCTATATGTTTCTGTGAGTGGTGATGGAAACTTAAAGCGTACACTGGTTTCTGTTTCTGGAGAGGTAGAACTGGAAGCAACAACGCTAAATGACGAGGTCATTTTATTTTCGGAATTGAATTACAGTTGCTATGCATTTATTGTTGACCGCATTAAACTGGCTTTTCAGTTTTTACTTACACGGGATAAGGATGGGACGAGTGCGGTTGATCTGCGCGTATTTGAGTTTATCCAAGATACCGTTCAGGATTTGATTGAAGAGTTTGAGATCGATAATCCAATGTACGGA